TCTCCTTTAGGAACAGCTTTTGCTATATCTTGAATCGTTTTAAGATACTCAAACCAGTTTTTCATTTTCATTGAGATCTCCAACTGTTAATTAATCTATTAACTGTAGATAGTATTTCATCATATTTGTTTATTCCTTTATCAAATACGACCGCAGTTTTTCTATGATTAACAAACAAAGTAATGGTTCCATCCATTTCAGAGAACTCAACCGAAAAAGAATCAATCTTTAATGGTTTAAGTTTAAATGATTCGTCAGACATTATTTCTGTTAGTTTTGTATCATTCATATCCCACGAATATATGAATTAAAAGGATGAAGTCAAGCATAAAAAAATGTTTATTTTAAAAGGTTATTGACAAAGCGTCCCATTAACTCTAATATTTCCTTATGAAATTATATCGCTTTATTGCACGTTATGCAGGGCAACGTATAATTGTAGACGTTAATGCACATAATGATGAAGAAGCGAAAAATAATTTTATAACCGAGTTAAAAAAAGGCGGAGGAACGTGGAGGAAAGAAATAACATATTCTCCTTCCAAAGTCTTTTTAACATATGAGGAAATAGAAGATGGAAACATCACAGTCGCTGTTACTGAAAAAGATCAGCTTGGAATCCAAGTGGAACCAGTTGTATCTTGAAAATGGTGGTGAAACACCAGACATGAAATGGATAGATCTTGAATTGAAAAAAACAAGACTTCAAATGAGAGATTTAGCCAATGTAATTGCAAGACAAGAGTTATTACAAGAATATTCTGATATAACTTCTTAAGGCAATTAAAAATATAGAATTGAGTAAAATTCTAAAGGATATCTTCGTCTTTTAAATTAAATTTAATTTTTGTAAATAAAACTTTTCCATTAATATGTTGTTGTGCTTTTTCTCCACATAATGGACACATGAATATATTTTCTTTTTTTGTTTTTCTAAAATGAACAGGCATCTTACAGCTTGGACAAACTCCCAAATTAACATCAACATCATCTATGTTGATCATTCAGCGCTTCCCCAATCCTTTCCTATTGCTACATCAACCTTAGAAGGAACTTTTAATTCAGGTATAGATTTCTCCATTATACCTTTAATTTGATCTGCGTCTTTTGAAGGTCTTATACTAAAACATAATTCATCATGTATCTGCAGCATAGGAAGATATCCAGCATCATAACAATCTATCATCGCTTGTTTAACTTGATCTGCAGCTGATCCTTGTATTAATCTATTTAATGCTTTAAATGTACCTGCTCGTCTAATATTATTAACACCAAACTTTTGAACAGCGTCATCATAAGTAGTAGATTTATTTAAACCCCAACTAGCTGGTTCCCATTTGTCAAACCTGCATCTACGTCCTCTAATGGTCCTTATAGCGCCATTTTTATCAGCAGATTCTTGACACATTGTAGCTAATTGTTTTACGAAAGGAACTTTTTGATTATATTCTGCGAGAAGTTTTTTTGCTTCGTCTTCTCCAATTCCCAATTGAGCGGACAATTTCTTTGCGCCCATACCATAAAAGAGTCCCAGGTTAATAGTCTTTGCTTGAGATCTTGGTATTCCCGCCATCTCTGCAACTGTTTGGTGGAAATCTGCGTCATCTTTTTCATAAGCTTTAATTAATGTTTCTGATCCTTTAAATCCAACTGTGTATGCATAGTGTGCGACTAATCTAGGCTCTTGCTGCGAATAATCAAACGACCCCCATAATAAATCATTATCTGGTTTAAAAATAGATCTAATTTTAGGTCCAAATTCTTTATTTTTTGCAGGAACTTGTTGTAAATTAGGATTAGACATTGATAGTCTTCCAGATACAGTTCCTCCAGAGTCTGATTTTAATTGATTGATCTCCGCATGTATTCTTCCTTTATGTTGATATTTTATAATTGAATCAATGAATGTAGATGTAAATTTATTAATTTCTCTAGCTTCTCTTAAATATTTAGCAAGAGGAGCTTTGCAATTTAATAACCAATTAGCTGTAAAACTTGGTTCTTTTGTTTTTTCAGTTCTTGGATACTCTACCTTTAATTTATCAAATGCTTTTGCTATACTTCTTGCCTCCCAAATTTCAACATCCATTCCAGATTCTTTTTTAATTTGAGATAACAATACTCTTTCTTTATCAAAAAATTCTTGTTTTAACTTTTCTGCTTGCGATAGATTTACTCTAATTCCTTTTGCACGCATTTCAATAAGAATAGGACACAACTTAGTTTCCACATCAAATATTGTTTTTAACGAATTTTCATAAATTTTAAATTTAAGAAATTGCCAAAGTTTTAAAGTTAATGCAGCATCTTGTTCTGCATAAAATCCAACGTACTGAGCAGGTAATTTATAGAGCTCCTGTTTAGCGTCCAGTCCCCAATCGGCTGCTGCTTCCTTTAACTCTTGTTCAGACTTTGTTTCGCCTAACCAATCGAAGCCGAGAGAATTTAATGAATAAGAATATCTGTTTTCATCTACAATAGCTGCTGCTATCATAGTGTCTATTATTCTTCCTTGTTTAATTAATATTCCGTGAGCCCTGAGCCAGCCTACGTCATAAGATGCATTATGAAATATCTTATCTCCAGGTCCATTAACAATTTCTTGAACCCAATCTAATACCATTTTATAATCCATATTAGATCCTGTTTCGTGAGCAATAGGGTAATAGCCTACAAAACTATCTGCAGCGACAGCAATACCAACAATGTTTCCATCCATAGTTGGCCAACCTGGTCCTTTATCTTTAATATTAGGGTCTTTAGTTTCTAAATCTATAGCTATTTCTTTTGCATTTTTTAAATCTGGAAAATGAGTAGGAGGAGTCCAATCCGATTCTTTAAATATAAAATTTATTTGATGACTCATGCTTTATAATCTCTTTCAATTATCATTTCTAAATAATGAATTGCTTTTAATATATCTTCTTTCTTACCTTTTAATTTGTGTCTACAAATATATTTAATTGCATTGCCTTCAGCAAAAGGTAATTGGTTTTCGTTGATAAATTTAGCTGGACTAATTTTAAAACATTTATAGTGTGATCCACCTATTTGTTTAAAGAAAGCTTTATTTGTCATATAAATCACTTATATAAGTTATTTTAGGTCTATATTTATTATTATATTTATCTCTAACGATTCGTAATCTTTTACACATTAACTGAAGTGTTTTCAATCTAAATTTTAATCTATTTATTTCTTCTAATTTCATTTAACATCCTACATAATGGAAACATATATTGGTGATTACTTCTCAATATATGTAAATTTTGTTTTGCTCGTGTAATCCCGACATACCATACTCTATACTCTGAACTGCGGTCTTTGCCAACTTTATTTTCAAGATGAGCTGGCCAATTTGATTTCTCGTAAATAACCACATCTTTAGCTTCTCCGCCTTTAATTGAATGTATAGTATCTATTATAACTTCAGAATCTAAATCTGGATTTATTTCGTTTTCTATTAATTTATTAAAATAAAACTTATCTGTTTCAGGAAAATTTCTATTAAATACATTTGTCCAATCATCTTTAGCAGCATGTAATCCTGCTTCTGTGCTTAAAAAATTATAGTCAAATTCTCTATCGTTAGGAACCGTGGTCCATTTTTTACTATCTAAACTTCTCCATCCATAAGCGATTTCATTAATGTATGTATAAACTATATGACATTGTTCTTTATTAATTCTATTCCCCTTCATTAATTGATTCCATATTTTAATTGCTCTCCATTTATTAATATCAAATGATTTTAAACCTTTAGAGTCTTGAAAAAATAAACCAATAGTTTTTGCTTCGTTTTTCAACTCCTCTACAATTTCGTTAGTCCTTCCGAGTATCATCCAGCTATCCGAAGCACTAAATTGAATGTCTTTAAGTCTTTGATATGTAATGATATTTCCTGAATTTATTTTAGGAATAAAATCCTTTTTCTTTCTTCCTCTAATATAAGTAGCTAAATATTGAGAAAAATCATGTATAGCTTTAGGTATTCTATAAGATGTTTTTAATATAAAATCTTTGCCTGGAAAGTCATTAAAGTAATCCACATCAGCACCGTTCCACTCATAAATAGCTTGATCATCATCTCCTGCTATATAAATTCTTTTTGAATTTTCTGCTAACTTATAAATTAACTTCCATTGTAAAGGAGTTAGATCTTGCGCTTCATCTACAATTAAAACATTTAACTCTGGAGCTACTGCCTTTTCAATATATTCTTCAATCATATCAGTGAAATCAACTCTATGATTTGTTTTATATTCTTCGTATGCTTCAATGATTAATCTAAATTTTTCGTAAACAACTCTCTTAATCTTTTCTTCTTTATATTGATCATCCGGATGAATTAATCTATTTCTAGATTTATCATATACCCTTAACGACCAATCATTCCAAACTACATGTCCATTATAATTTTCAAATCTTAATTTAGGTAATCCTAATGTTTCAGCAAATTCAACCATATCTGTATCAGGATTAATAATAGGAACTTGTTTAAAATTTTGTCTACAAAAACTGTGAATAGTTCTAAAATTTCTTAAATCATCATCAGTACACCCTACAAACTTTCTAAAAGCCCTGGTCCGTGCTTCGTTAACCGCTTTATTTGTAAAAGATAAATAAGCCATGTCTCTTGGCTTAATTCCTCTAGAAATCAATTTTTCGACTCTATCTAATAAAGTAGTTGTCTTTCCAGTTCCAGGTGGTCCATAAATTTTAATGGTTTTGTTCTTCAAATGGAGCCTTCTCTCTCTTGAATAAAACATTTGATCTTTCAATAATTGGTTCATCAAACTTTTTACAATACCAAATATTTTTTAATTTTAATTTATCGTAATATTCTTTTTTAAGTGATCCATTCTTTTTCAATAAATTAATAATTTCAAATTTTTTAACAGCTTTATTATTTTTTCTAATAAATCTTTCAAAAGTTTTATATTTAAAAACAATATTCTTATCATGTAAAAACCACATGTCTGCTTCTACTTGAGATGGATTATCTGCTTGTTGAGTCTCTTGTGTAAACTGTATCATTAAATCAGCAAATTCTTCTTGAGCTTCTTTGTCTTCATCATAGCCCTCAATGTCTTGCTGCATAGTTTTTAATTGATTTAAAAATACCCTAAACTCTTTATCTTTTAATTTTTGCCAAACCATATCGCCTTGATCGAATAATGCTTCAGCAAATAATTGTTGTTGGTTACATTGCTTTCCATTTAATTCTATTGTCTTTTTATCTATAGTTAAAAAATAAATAGGAGGATTTGTTTTAAGTCTTTGGAACGAATCTACTTTAGGCACATAAGCAGAGTTATCTATTCCAAACTTTAAAGTTCTACATAAGCCAGCATTACAATGATCTTTCATTGGTTTATCACTACATTTATAAGCATAATCTTTTTTCTCATAGCTTTTAATAACAGCTTGTACTTCATGAGCAGGAAGCGCTTCATAGAACTGGTCATTACGATCCCAAACTTCTTTTTGCCATCCATCTGGATTTCTTTTTTTAGCTAATGTTGCAAAAGCAGTTAATGCATTATTTCTAAACCCACCTTCACAACCATTTCTAATTACAGCTTGTAGACATGGTGGATATTGATCAAACTCGTCTTCTTCAATTAAACTGTCATCTACTTGTATTGCAAAAAACTGTTCTTTGGTTAATCTAAATTTATCTATGTAGGAATACCAATCTATTAAAGGGATCCCTGTTCCGTTGTCGTACATCGCATAGCGAGTCGTTCGTGCTGCCTTTTGGTATGGAATATTAAGCCAGTTTCCCAAATCATTTTTATGAACCATGATTTGTCTTTGTTTAGGAAATATTTCACAACTAGATAAACCAAGATCAGTAGATAATATACTAAGCTTGTCTATCATATCTGATGCTTGTACCGGATCTTTTGTATGTAAAAATAAATGAACCCCACCAGATTTAGAACGATAAGGCACTAGTGGATATTTTTTCTTTCTAATCGTCTCTATTAAATTCTTTATGTTTAAATCGTATTTATCTACGTCAATACATCCCCAGATAACTGTATTATCTTGTCTTATAGGTATTACACCTAAGTTAATTTCACCGTTTAAATGTCTTTGAAATAATTCTTGAGTAAGCGGAGCGCGCTTTGTAACAGCGCGCCCCTTTTCTTTTCCTGTCTTTTGATCTTTATCGCCTTCAAGATAGTATTCGCCATAAGCGATATCTAAGCCTTGAAATATTTCGATAAACTTTTCGACCATTAGAAAGGAGTTGATTCAGATTTTGCAATCGGTTGCGTTTCTGTAGTCGTAGTTGGCATATCTTCTTCATAGTTTACAGATACACCTTTTCTACAAGCTTCATATAAATCAACAGCAGCTTTAAATGCTGTTTGATTTGTTACAGGCCCAACATGATTTACAGCCCAACCAGTCCATTGACCTTTTCCATTAGATTCTTGAACAGTTGATAGTCTATAAACTTGACTGAATGATGGCTGAGATACCAAATCGCCTTTGCTATTTTTAATTTTTGGTAAAGCTCTCATCATAGAGTTCCACTTACGTGATTTCTTAGCTTGAGTTCTACTCATAGTTAATAAACCAGAGGTATGTGGTGATTGATCTTCATTTAATAATAAAATGAAGTGAGAGGCAGTTCCTTCAAGATAGTTTCCATTTGGTAAACGATCTCTATTTTGTGCGTCTCTTTTTGTTTGGGATACAATATCTGAATCAGCTGAGTAGATTTTAACAGGAGCATTAACACCGCCTGTTCCTCTCTCTTTCCATTCAATATATTCAAACTTATAATAACATGGAACTACTAATATACCTTTAGCACCATCATACAGTTTTTTTGTAACTGAATTACAAATCATACCTGTTTGAGCACCTTCGATATGTTTTTCATGTCCAGGTCTTCTTTCATACGACGCATCGCTTATTAACTTAATAAACGGCATAGCCATTTGATTGGCTGTAACGTTCTCAAGTCCTGCATCGCCATACTGATCAATTATAGAAGCCACACTAAATGTAGGCTTTTCTATAACAGCAGTCTTTTCTTTTTTAGCTTGTGTTTGCATTTTAGTCCTTAGTGGTTAGTTTAGTTTTACTAGATATATGAACTCCAAACATATCATCAGGCACGTCCATTCCTTTTTCTGTTTGTTCTTTGACAAACGTAGATAAAGTCATATGATGTACTTGTTCTTTTTGTATAGGAGTTGTTCCTGAAGCTTTAAGAAGATCTAGTACTTCTTTAGCTTTACCGTCTTCACCCATGCTAAAACTTACAGAAATATCGTTTTTAATAATATCTCCGAAACCATTTTTTCTTAACCAATCAAATGCCTTAGCTTGATTAGCCTTAGTTATGTAAGCTTTATAAGTTGGAACAGCTTCTACCATTGTTCCATCAGATAGTTTTAACATTGAAATATTCATCTCAGCCATAAGATTAGGAATTAACTCAGATGATATTAGGGCTTCTTTTTCAACAAGCTTTTCTAGTTCAGATTGCTTGTTTTCAATATCTTTTTGTGCTTTCCTTAAATCTTGGCACAGTTTAGATATTGTCTGCGTTTTATCTATATCCACATTTTGTAGTGGATCTAGTGTTTGTGTTGCTACCATTTTTTCTCCTTGACCTTTGATTAAACTAATATAAAACAATGTCAACTAAATTTTTTTGTGGTAGCAAAATATATTTTTAAAACTGAACCGTTCGCACACCAGCGCACAGCTTTAGAGCTTGCCTGGGACAAAGAAAGCTTTGCCTATTTTATGGAAATGGGTACAGGAAAAACTAAAGTATTATTAGATAATGTAGGCATATTAAATACAGTTGGTAAAATAGATGCTGCATTAATTATCGCAACAAAATCTGTATACACGGTATGGTTTAATGATGAAATACCTAAACATTTAAACGTTCCTTATGAAACTTGTTTGTGGAAACCAACTAAAGAAAAAACTTGTAAAGAATTTATATTAAAAAGCAGTAATAAATTAAAACTTTTTATAATGAACATAGAAGCTTTATCCACAATAAAAGGATATCAATTTGCAGTTCAGTTTCTTATGAAACATAATGCTTTAGTTGCTGTAGACGAATCATCTACTGTTAAAAATTATAAAGCTAAAAGAACTAAAAATTTATTGAAACTTAGAAAAATAGCTAAATATAGAAGAATACTTACTGGTTCTCCAGTAACAAAAAGTCCAATTGATTTATATACTCAATGTGAATTCTTAGATCCCAAGCATCTTGGATTTAATTCTTTCGTAGCATTTAAAAATAGATATTGCGTATTTGATATTGTTCATATGGCAGGAGACAGACAAATAGCTGTACCAGTCGGATTTAAAAATTTAGAAGAGTTAGAACAAAAATTAAAATTGTTTTCATACAGAGTTAAAAAAGAACATTGTTTAGATTTACCTCCTAAGATTTATACTAAACGAGTGGTTCAATTAAGTGATGAACAGAAAAAAGTTTATAATGAATTAAAAGAACAAGCTATTACAAATCTTCAAGGAGATCGTATGACTGTTAACAACGTGCTAACAGAAATCATTAGATTACATCAAATAACTGCAGGATTTTTTAATGGAGAATCTGGTCAAGTTCAAAAACTAAAAAATAATAAACTCGAAGCTTTATTAGAAATCATTGAAGACACAGATGAAAAAATAATTATCTGGGCTAATTGGATTTACAATATAGAAGAAATAACAAATGAGCTTGTAAGAATCTATGGTCCGTCGTCCGTTGTTAATTTTTACGGAGAGGTTAATTCTGAAAAACGAAGTAAAGCCATTGATTTATTTATGAATGATCCTAATTGTAGATTCTTCGTAGCTAACCCATCAACAGGTGGATTCGGTCTTACATTAACTTCAGCTACATTAGTAATTTATTATTCTAATAGCTTTAATGCTGAACATAGAGTTCAATCCGAAGAAAGAGCTCATCGTATTGGTCAAACTAAAAAAGTAACTTACATCGATTTAATTACTGAAGATTCAGTAGATGAAAAAATTGTAACTTCTTTAAAAAATAAATTTAAACTGTCGGCTCAGACTTTGGGAGAGGTTGTTCGGACTTGGCTATAATTTTATACTCTTCGTATTTTTTCCACCATCTATCTTTCCATCTTTTCATTTGATCTCCAAATATTTCAAATGATTGAAATTGTAAATCTCTAGAACACATTAATATAACTCCACCTTCTATTTCTCCGTAGTGTTTAGAATGAGCTTCTGCATATGCAGCCAATTGTAAAAAGTAGTCGTCAATCCATTCAACTCTTTTAGGTTTGTTAGTTTGTTTAAAATCAATAATTGCAGGCTTATCTTTGTAAATACCTATTAGATCCGTGGTCCCTGCATAAAGATTCTCGTACCTAAGGTTAGTTTCAGATCCCCATGCCTCTTTAACATGCTTTAAACCCTCTTTAATGATCATATTAGCCATGTCTTTAGCTTTAAGGCCCTCAGGTGTCATAGAAGCATAATTAGTGCCTTCTACGTGCATTTCTAGATACTTGTGCATTTCTGTACCGATTCTTGATGCTTCTTGTTTGATTCGTTCAGCTTCTTCAGTCCCTACGCGTTGAATCCATCTATCAAGATTAGCTCTATCTTTTGTTTTAGATAATACAGTAGTTACTGATGGTATTTTTAAACCATCAACTACGTAAGTTCTTCCACTCTCTTGAGTGTCTCTATTGTATTTTAAATAATCGTATTTTTTAATAAGCACTATGTCTTATTACTTTATTACAGCATTAAGTAAAGCAATAATTATACCACCCATAGCTGCAATAACTATTCCAGCAGAAGTCATTATTACTCGTTCTAGTCGTTCAATTCTTTGATATAATTGATCGATTCTTTTAAATGTTTCTCTTTGCATCATTCTGCAAAGTTTCTCATGATCTTCAATTTTATTTAAAGCTGTTTTACCGTTTCTATGCATTTCCAGTTCTCCCTTGTGCAGCTAATATTCCTGTTGTGTCAGTAGGAAACGCTGCAGCATATCTTTGAGGATTAATTGGTTGTTGTTGCGTTGGCGGAGTTAAACCAATTGGTAATCCAGGTAATCTAGGTAATGCTTGTTGTATTGGTCCTGGAGGCATAGTTGCAGCAGCTTGTCTCATAATCTGTTCTTCTTCATCGTTTCTTGGCGTACCTCCTAGTGGCTTAAACAAATCATCTATTTCTGGAGGAGGCAATACTTTACTTAACATGTTATTAGGAACTGTAGGAAACAGTCTTTCTTTTTCTATTTTGTTCATGTGCAATCCTTTTAAATCATCAGGAATATATTTTTCATTAGCTAATCTTTCTAATAATTTTTGTGTAGAAATATTTTTTCCTTCAAACTTTCTAGGATCACCAGGATAATCTGAAGACAATACTTCTAGTATCTTAGCAGTAGCTCTTCTCATTAAAGGAGATTCTAAACCTATCTCACCCTTCTCAGCTAATTCTAAATATGTTTTAAATGCACTATTGATAGCTTTTACTCTTTGTGGATTAACCATGAATTTGTTAGTAAAGAATCCCATAGCAAGTAAAGCAGCAGTTCCAAGTCCACCTAATCCGTATATACCACCAAGAACTCCAATACCTTGAGCTCCTGTTAATATTAATCGTCTAGCTAAATATGTTGAACTTGAAGGAACATCAATTTTATTTAACGCAGTTACATAACCCATTAGATCATCTAACTGTTTAACCATTTCTTTTCCTTGTTTAGGACCTAATATCATTTCAAATTTTTTAGCATATTCTTCTGAAGGTAAAACTAATCTTCTAAATGTATCAGGATCAAATTCAATATTTCCTCTGATATATTTAGACACAGCTTCTCCTTGAGGAAGTTTTAAATCAGTAATAGTTCTTGCTGGAAGTCTTGCTTCTTGTAATGTTCTTTCTTTACCAATTAATGATTGTAAAAAATCTTCGCTATCTATTCTTTGTACAAATGATTTTTGATATGCATCTGATAAATAAGAACTGAATAATCTTTTTAATGTTTTGTTTCCTTCAGCTGTTCCAGCTTTTTCAAAAACATATTCTCCAGTTCTAGGATTAATTTTATAAACATCCGCTTCTAATAGTTTTTGTAAATTAGTTATAGCATCAAAACTTTCTTTATTTGCTGATGACATAAATATATTGTCAGATAATTTTTTAGCTAATTGATCTGCGTTTAAAGTTCCAGAATCAAAGAATCCAGCAATTTGTTTTTCACTAAATAAATTTTTACCAAAAGAATTTCTCATTTTATTTGCTAAATTTGTTTCAAATGAAATAATATTATTTTGATAAAACTCATTAGCAGAAATTAATTGTTCTCTTAATCTATTAACTGCATCTTGATTTAATTTAGCTCCTGAAGGTCCTTTAAGTTCTCCAATAGTTGTTTTAACAGGAGCAACTGGATCTAATACAGCATCTGCAATAGCTTTATTTGTTGGTGGATATTTTAAATATATCTCAGAAGTAGGATCTAAATTAATACTTGCAAAATCTTTTTCCATTGCTTTTCTAATATCTTTATACGCTCCAATCATTTTTGCATTGTTAGGTGATCTAGCTACAGCATCGTTTAATAATACTTGTAATTCTAAAAATTCATTAGGAGAGATAGGTCTATTAGCTTTTAGTAAAGATTCGTAAGAGCTTCTAAATCTTCCAATAGGAGTTTGTAATGCTTCATTATCAATAAATAGTTTAAATTCTGTTGGAGCAAAATTATTTGATAGTATATGGTTATACACTTTTCTTTGATGAGCCATTGGTATCATCATTGGATCTCCAAATTGTTTAGACATGTTTCTAAACAAATCATATTTTACATCTGAAATTCCTCTAAATCTTTCATAATTAGATTTCATTTGTTTTGCTACATCATCCGAAACAGAAGCTAATTCTGCCATGTGCATGTTAGGTTGAAGATTAAATACATCTTCAAATCTTTTAGCAAATTGAGATATTCTTGCTCCTTTAGCTTCCGCAGCAGGTCCTCCTACATAAGGTAACTGTCCAAATACTTTGTTGTAGTAATTAATAACTCTACCACCAACACTATTAGGATCTGCCATTTCTAACCATGAGGTCTCAAGTCCTTGTCTTTCAGCTATTGATTTAACTGTTTTAGCGTAATCACCTTCTAATCCTAAAAATCTTCTAACTAGAGTAGCTCCACCAAATGCTGCAGGCGCTAATAATTCTGCTCCAGCTCCCCATGCTAATCCAGTTGCTAAATCATCAGCTGCTTGTAAAAATGGATTATCCAAAGTATCTTTTCCTTTATATCCTCTAGTTTCAATTCCTTCTCTTGCTCTTATAATTTCATCTGCAACATCATAAGCTTGTCCACCAGCACTATAACCTAATGTTCCAGCAACTACTGGTCTCATAATTGCTCCAATAGGTTTACTAGGATCTAGTCCTGCAACTTTATCTATTCCTTTTAAAGCTTCTGAAAATTGATTTGTACTTCCTTTAGTAAACACTCCATCTTTTAATTTAGCAGCAAGTCCAGCGTATTTAGTTGGATTAGCTACAATTTTAGCAAGTCTTGTTCTATCCATTAATAACTGAGCTCCGAAAAATCCCATATCAAATACAGCTTGAGCAGTGTCTCTGTTTAAAATGTCTGCAGTTTTATTTCTAAGAGGATCTTCTTCGTATGTTTGTTTAGCAGCTAATTCAGTTGCTATCTTTTTTTGATCATTAAGAACATCCATAATAGGTCTTGTTTGAAGTTCTCCTTTTTTTTGAAGTCCATCTAATATAGATAATCTATCACTATCTAGTTTTCTTAAATCAATTTGATTACTGTTTATAAGATCTTGAATTTCTTCTAATGTCATTTTAATAAAGCTCCGCTAAGTGCATCTTTTGAAAATATTTTATTGAAGTCTTGCTGATTATTTTTTGAAGTATTGTCTACAATAACTTGTGATTGGTTTTTAAATCCAAATTTTTGATTGTAATCATTATCTACTCCAGTAATATCAACTCCTAAAGCAAATGCTTGTTTTTTTGTTTTTTCTAGGCCTTGATTAAATTGTTGATTTAAAACTTGATAAGAAGACAAAATTTCTTTTGAAGATCTATTTACAAGAGGAACATAAGTAATCAAATTTCCTAATTGTTGTTCAGCTGCTTTAACGTCGGACACAGCTAATCTATCTTTATCTTTTAAAGATTGTGCTAATGAATAAGTAGCAATCAGTCCATACGTTTTTAATAAAGCTTGATTTCTTAAAGTTTCATTATCAGATTGTAATAAAGGTAGTGTTTTTTGTATTTCTCCAAAAATATTTTCATTGACATATTCTAATCCTTTTGCAGCTTCGTCAGAAGATAATGATGGTTTTGTAGAATCTATAGCGTTAGGTAAATCAGATCTTAAATCTGCTACCATGTTTTGTACTGATTCAACATAATCTTTTCCACCATATATTTGTTTTGTTTGATCCATTGCTCTGTTTAACAACAATGTCCATCCCCCAGTGTATCCAATTAAGTTTGGATTTTGAGAACCTATTTCTAAAACAGCTCTAGTAACTTTAGCTCCAAGAGCTTGTGATTTATATTGAGATAAAAACTTATCTTTTAATTTTAAATCTTCTTCTTTATTTAAAAGAGATTTTACTTGAGATGGATCTATGTAATACTGAATAGGTTTTCCTTTAATATTGTCGTATGCAATATATTTACCATCATCAGTAGTACTTAAAAAAACAATTTTATCTTCTCCTGTAACCGCGTCTTTAATCAATCCTCTATATTTCGGTTCTTGAATTTTGCTAGATTCTTTTTTTCCCATTTGAGAAATTAAAGCCTTAGTTAATTCTAATTCATCTTTTTCTCTTTCTCTTTCTAAAGCAATTGCCATAGGAATTATTTTTTGACCTGATTGACCTAATACATCTAAGAATCCTCCGAAACCTGGTTTATCAGTTCTACCTGATACAAGAGATGATGCTAATTGAAGAAGCATTAGATTTCCTGCTTTTTGGTATCCTTCATCTCCCATAATATCTTTTACAAGATCTTTGACTTCTTTTAATTGCGCTAAACGACCTTCTCTTGCTGCTTGTTGTTCAAGTTTCATTGCTGCCATATCAGCATTTTTTAAAACTTGTTTTTGTGCATCTACAGAACCTTGTATGTTTGGTTGTCCAGTAACTGTTGGAGGAGGTTCAGGTTGTACTGTTTGAACATTTTTATCATATTGCATATAATCACCGGCATTTATTCTAGATTGTTCTTCTGCTTTTTTACGAGCAAGATCTAATTCAGATCCAGGAATAGCTGGTCCTGTTTCTGATTTAATAAATTCTTCTGCTTTTTTTTCGTTTCTTATTGATGAAAGTTGATCTAATAATTCAGCTCTCTTATCTTTTGCATAACTTTTCAATTGTTGATAAGGACCAATTCCTAAAGAAGCAATACCTATAGGACTAAAAACGCCTTTTAAAGTACTTGTTCCTAATCCTTTAAAAGCTTGTCCTAATCCTTCTTTTGTTAACACAGATTTAGGAATCTCAAATAATTTTCCTTCTTGTGCTTTTTGAACTACTAATTTTCTTTTATGAATAGGAACCATGGTCCGTGCTCCTATGCTTTAGGAGCAAAGGCAGCGTATGCACCAATACCAGTTCCAACAGCTTGCGCTAATGGAGAAGTTTGTGGAGCAAAGCCTTGTGCTACTGTTTGTTGAGATGAAGGTACTCCTCTTTGAATATCTGATAAGAAAGATAATCTTTGATATGGATCTGTTGCTTGTTGCACTCCTGTTTGTCTTTGAGCTTCCAATGATGCTTGTTCTACTGCTCTCTCTGTTCCACCAGTAGCCATTAAATTTTGAATATCTTGTGTTTGCATTTGACTAGTTAGTTGACCAGCTTGTAGACCTGTTTGAGCTTGTAACTGTTGTCCTTGTCCAAACGCTTGTAACGCTTGTCCAAATCCTGCGTATTGTGCTTCTCCAACTTTTCCAAGTCTTGCTCTTTCCATTTCACCAATAGCAACTCCTTCTCTTCCTCCACCGTATGCTCCTGATTGTACAGCATTAGCAGCTTGTTGCTGTTGACCCATTGCTGCTTGTCTATTGATTTCATCAATAACAAATTTTTGATAAGGATTTATGTAATTTTGAAATTTAGCAGAAGAAGGATCTAAGGCAGCCGCTTGTTGCGCTCCTTGTATTGAAGCAATACCTGCTCCTGTTTGTTGAGCTAGTGCACCAGCTCCTCGTTCAGCTTGAGATAATTGTGCAATTTGAAAACCAGGAAGATTTAAAGGTTGAGAAGCTGTAATTGCAGCCTGATCCATTAATCCTAATCTTCTAGCTTCAATCTCCGGAGCTTCTCTTATTGTTTGAACGTTAGTAGTGTTAGCAGGTTGACCACCTCCTCCGCCTCCGCCGCCACCAAAACATTGAGCAACAGGGCCTTCGTAATTATAAGATTCTTCATGAAGAACCTCATCTGTATTCATATCTATTACTAAATGTGTATATACTTTCATAACTGCTTCTCTAATTGTATATGAGTTTTTACAAAACCTTTATGTTTAAGGATTCTTTCCCAACCTGGTCTAGTAAAAATCTCCATCTTTTTACATCCTTCTTTTTTAGCAAACTCTACAACATTGTCCATAAAGTTCACCCAACTTCTATAACTCTCTCCTGTAGTTATCCTACAGTCACATACTTTGTATTTGGGATACTGTCTTATTTCAGTAACACAAACACATTTAACTCTTTTTACTTCGTTATCCCAAGCAACCCATAACTGCATAGTTCCTTGTTCTAACCATTGTTTAACGTCGTCTGCATCAGCAAAACCACCTGCACGATCACAAGACTTTTGAATTAAATCTTTTACGAGTATCCAAACGTCTTTAACCTTTTCAGG